ATTTGGCATGATTGGTTAAAGGATAATAGAGAAGAGGAATATAAAAAACAAACTACTCAAAAACCTGGAGTAGCAGGTCCACCAACTGGAGTAAAACAAAAAATTATTAAAATGATTTTTAAAGAGTTGGGGATTAAGTTAAAAGATTATGAACATGGGTTTAAAAGAGGAATTTATTTTGCTGACATTTATGAAAATGGTAAAGAATTCTTACGAAATGAAATTGATGAAAAGGAATTGGTTATGAAAAATAAATATGCTGAAGATGTTGATTATATTAATAGGTGGTGGAAACCAAAAGCAATTAGAAGGTATGTAAAATTATTAGATGAAGATAGAATTAAACCAGAGAAATTATTTTATGATGGCATATTAAATATTTCTTGGGAAGAAGCAAAAGAAAAATATTTGGGAGAAGTGGGTAGATAGATAGTGGATAGTTATGTAAAAGATTTCTTTGACTTTAATACTAAGCCAGTTATATGTTTTGCAAGATTAAGAAATACTGATAGATATGTAGAACCATTAAATTCTATAATGGATAGTTTTTATTATGTTATTACAGAGTTTATGGAAAAGTATAGAGATAAATATAATTATACATTTTATTCAATAGAGTTTGGTAATAGGATGCCCAAAAAAGATTATTCGACAATTGAAATGGCTGATTATGTTGTAGTATTATCAGATGCTGAATATACTTTTCATGTGCCTGGTAGAATAGATCCATTACATCTTGATAGAACAAATATGCATTTAAATAATATTAGAAAAATAATTGATGGTAAACATATAATAGTTTGTAGAAGTGATAGAGCTGATGATGAAAATTTATATAGAAAATATACATTTCCTAATAATGATATTGAATTATCTTTTATAGATGAGTGTGATTTTGTTGGTGGAATACATTCATTAAAATATTATTTTTTATTAGAATATATTAATAAACATAATATACCATTTGATAAAGAATATGATTTTGTTTATTGGGGAAGCTCAAAGAGGCATTCTGTTAGGGAAACACCTCCTGAGAAGTTATTTAAGTATGGTGATATAATTGAAAGGGGCAAGGAATCAGATGATGAGAGAGATAGAATATTAAGAGACATTCGTATGAAGAAAAATAAATTGGATACTTTTTTTATTGGTTCGGTTATTGGGAATAGTGATTATAGTTTTACTTCTAATATGAAAGAGATAATTCCAATGATGTGTAAAGGTAATGCAACATTATGTTTTAATTGGCCAGGTTATGATGAATATACAACTTCTAGATATAATGAAGCAATAGCATGTGGAGTTATACCATTAGTGTGGAAGAATTATGATATAAATAATACATTAGTTTTTGATGATTGGCAAAGATGTTATTCTTTTGAAGAGGCACATAAAAAAATAAAAGATTTACAAGATAAGGATTTTAGAGAAATAACATTTAATAAAATTCACGAAGATTATTTAAATAAAATAAAAGATAAAACCTATTATATAAAAAGATTTGATAAGTTAATTAATAAAATACTAAATTAAGGAGTTATAAATGAAAGAATTAACACCAGAACAAATACAAGAGAATTGGAATAAGTTAATACAACTTATTAAAGATACATTTCCGGAAGATTATCCTGATAATAGAAGGGAAAAACTTCTTAAAATGTATCATTATTTTGAAGATAGAATGTGTATGGCGCCAGCAAGTGGTAAAGAACATTATCATAATGCACATATTGGTGGATATGTTGAGCATGTATTGAATGTTATAAATTGTTCAGTTCAAATAAAAGAGTTGTGGGTTAAGAATGGAGCAACTATTAATTTTACAGATGAAGAATTAATTTTTGCAGCTATGCATCATGACTTAGGTAAAGTTGGTGATATGGATAATGATTATTATATTCCTCAAGATAATGAGTGGTTTAGAAAGAACCGTGGTGAAATATTTGCACATAATCCACAATTACAATATATGTCTGTAACAGATAGGGCTTTGTTTTTGTTAGGGCATTTTAAAATACCAATGTCGCAGTGGGAATATATTGGTTTAAGATTAACTGATGGGTTATATGAAGAAGCAAATAAATCTTATTATATATCTTATAATCCCGATTGGAGATTAAGGTCTAATATTGCTTATATTCTACATCAAGCAGATTCAATGGCAACTCATATTGAGAATGATGTATGGAGAAAAGGGGAAGAGCAAGAAGAGGTTGAAGTTAAGGAAAGAATACATAACATTAAAAAAGCAACAAATACAACAACTGATGATAGTGAAGATGAAGTATTAAATAAAAAACATCAAGACTTATTTGATGAATTGTTTGGAGATAAATAATGATAATAGAAATAGTATTAGGAATTGCTGTTCTTGCTGAAGGATATGTAATATGGAATTTAAATAGAAAAACAGAAATGTTAGAAACTTGGATAGAAAGTTTTACTGAAAGTATTACTCAGATTGAAGGTGATTTAAAGGTAATAGATCAAAGAGGTCATTTTCAAGCCGATGATGAGGTTGGTACAATTTTTGAACAAATAAAAGAAACAGTTTCACAACTTTATAAATTTACAGGAGAAGAAGTAGATGCCACGTAAAAAAGCAAAATCAAGAATGTATTTCACACAATTAACAGAGAATGCTATAATTAGATATAACAAAACTGATGACACACGGTTAAAAAATATAATTTATAATGACCATATTGATTATCCGTTTGATAAATTGGTGGAAAATATAATTCACACTTTTAAGTTTTATTATTTTGATGTTCCTATTGAACAAGTAAAACATGAAGTAGTTTCTTTTCTTGTTTTAAATATGCATAAATTTCAAGAAGGTAAGGGAAAAGCGTTTTCTTATTTTAGTATAGTTGCAAAAAATTATTTGATTCTACATAATAATAACAATTATAAGAAAATGAAAACTCATACAAAGATGGAAGTACTTGATTTTGGTAGACACTTTGATAGTGAAAAAGATAGTTTACAGGGGGTTGGTTTACATGAAGAATTTGTTAGTAGGTTATTAGAGTATTGGGATAATAATATTACAAATATATTCAAAAGGCAAAAGGATATTAATGTGGCTGATGCTGTATTAGAGTTATTCAGAAGGTCTAAAAATGTAGAAAATTTTAATAAGAAAGCACTTTATGTTTTAATAAGAGAAATGACTGGTTCAAATACTCAACATATTACAAGAGTAGTTAATGTAATGAAAAAGTATTATAAAAGTTTATTTCTTGAATTTTTATCTACTGGCGATTTAGATACCGCAAATACTGGTTCTATATTTTAACGCAAAAAAAAAGGGGATTCATAATCCCCTTTTTTGTTTTTTATTCCTTAAGGCCTATTTACGGAATAAACCCACTAACACTAATAAGGCAACTAATCCAGCGAAACCTGATTCGCCAAATGTACCTATAATTGATGTCAGGTTACCAATAACATTTACGCCAAAGACGCCACTTCCGAACAATACTTCGCCAACGGCTCCTATTGCTACGAAAGATATCATTAGATGAACTAAGTCATCTAACCAACCTTTGACCATTGCTACGACTTCCTTCATGGTTAATCTCCCGTTAATTAAACAAAAAAGGGACTTCCACCCTTAGTAGTTTATCTACCAATAATAACTATTATATATATTTAGTAAAAAACTTTCTTATATATGTATATAACCCATTTTTGAGTTTTACAATATTTATAACTGAGTTATAACATCTTATTTAAAGGAAATTCGATTATGAGTAATGAATATGAAATTTTTAAAGGAAAGAATTTATCTTCTTTATTTAAAGACATTTATGATAATTCTCAAGAAAATAGAAGGCAATTAGAAGTATTAACCAAAGAAATAGTACAGTTTATCAAAGATGGTGATACAGCAGTACAAATAATTCCTATGGTTAAAGAGTATCTTGAAATAAATGTTAAAAATGATGAACAATTAGTTAAGTTAGCTGCAATTGTACAGAAGATAGTTGCTGCTGAAAATAGGGGAACAAGTGATAGTGAATTTGGATTATCAGATTCAGAAAAGGAACAACTTATGACAAGTCTTGATACTACAGTAAAAGATTTACAAAAACGATCAGATGAAATTAACTTAGATGTGGATGAGTTATCAGAGGTAAATTAATATGTCGGATGGATATTTTGGACAAACAGGTGAGAGAACTAATTACAAAGCGCCTGGTGCAGGAGTTGCAAGTGTAACTGATGTAACAAGTGTTCTTTCAGAAGATATTGAAGCAGCTCGTAGAACAAAATTTTATGAATTAGAAGCTGCAGAAGTTTTAGATATTATTTTTAGTGAAGATGATTTAAAAAGAAATAAATTAATTACTGATGAGGGGAAACCTAAATTTAGTTTTATTGGTGCAGTAAAAGTACGAAAAGTATATAGTCAACAAGGTAAAGATGAAAAAGAATGTTTGTGGGCTAAACCAATAGAACCGAATATTAAACAAATTCCCGAAGTTGGAGAATTTGTTATAGTTGGTAATTATTTAAAGCAATTATATTACAAACAAAAAATAAATCTTTTAGGTAGTGTTAATAATAATATTTGGCCAGGTAGAAGTAACATTGGTGGTTTGGGAAGTAATGGACAATCAAATACTGAAGGTTCAGTAGAAACTAGTGCAACTGGTACTCCTGGACAGGATAAGAAAAAAACTGAATTTAATATTGCTCCAACTTGGGATATAAGACAGTTAGAACCTGCACCTGGAGATACTATTATCAATGGAAGATTCGGACAGTCTATTAGATTTGGTAGTGCTGATCCAAAAGGTGAAGAACCAAGTCCTAATATATTATTGAGAGTTGGTCAATTAACAGATGCATCGAAATTCGAAAAACAGGATATTGTAGATGATTTAGTTGAGACACCTAATAAACCAGTTAATGAAGATATAGATGCTGATGGTTCTTCTCTATGGATGACAACGGATGAGGAAGTAGATTTGGGTTTTGCTGCAACGGATGGTTTTACTACAGAAGTTCCAGTTTTAGATGGTAAACAAATTATATTAAATTCTGATAGGATAGTTTTTAATGCAAAAAATGATGGGGAGTTATATTGTTTCGCAGGAAAAAATATAAATTTAATTTCTAATACATCAGCAGTTATAGAAACAGCAGAAATTTATTTAGGAAGTCCAGATGCAAGTGAACCAATTGTTAAGGGGCAGGTGTTACATGATTTATTGGTGGAGTTGATTGATGCTATTAATGGAATACATACCATACCAACACCAGCTGGACCTACAGGTCCGTTAAATGCTTCTCAAACTACAGGTGGAGTTTTGGGAACATCCTTAGCAAAAATAAAAGGTAAAGTAAAAGATATTTTGAGTGCACAAAATTATACTATTTAATATGGGCTGGAATACGTTTAAAAAAACTTATAAAGCAAGTTGGGAAACTTTTGAGAGTGGTGAAGATGCTGCTACGTTAATAGTTGACCAATATCATATAGCAATTATGACAGCATTAGGATCTCAAGGGGTAGCGGCTGGTGGAAAATATCTTTCTGGTAATAAAGCAGGTTTATTAAATATGTTAAAACCAGCTTTTAATGCTACTTTAAATGGACAACAAACGATATTTAAAATAGGACAACAATTACAAATGGGATTAATGATGTATTGGATACCAGGTACTGTATTATCAAATGCAGCAGTTATTGCTTCTCCTGGTGCTCCGCCTGTTTGGGTGGATTATCCATCTAATCCTGGGAGGCCTGATATAGATACATTTTTAAATGATTTAGTTATGGCATTTGATACTCATTTGTTGGGAGTTACTGGAGCTATTCCAAGTGCGCCACCAGTACCATTTGTAGGATATAAAGTTTTAGCTTAGAAAGAAAAGGGGTCAATTATGACAAAAAGTGAATTAATGAAAATAATAACTGAAATAGTTAGGAAAGAAGTTCAAAAAGAAGTAAATAGGATATTTATTAAAGAGAATAAACCTATTGTTTCAAAATCAAAATCAAAAGTAATTTCAAAACCGATTAAAAAGAAAGAGGAAAAACTTTCTAAGAATCCTGTTTTGAATAAAATTTTAAATGAAACAAAGGGTGGAATTCCAGGAGAAACTGGATATGAACCATATCCAACTATGACTGGAGAAACATTTGATACAAATAGAATGGCTGCATTAGTAGGGAACGGAGATACAACTGTAGCTGGTAATGAAGAAACAAAGAGACAGATTGCGGCAGTTCAAACAGTTAAAGAGGCTGGAGTATCAGTTGATGATGTTGGTGAGGGTGTTATGAATGCATTGACAAGAGATTATAGTGGTGTTATGAAAGCTTTAAATAATAAAGGAAAATAATAAATGGGTGTATTAGCAAATGATTTAAATCCAGATACTTGGATAGGTTTAACTTTTCCACTTGGTAGGTCTGAGGGAGTTGGGTTTTTCAATCAAAGTAAAACTCTTGTTGAACAATCTTTAAGTAATTTAGAAAACCTTTTGAAAACTATTCCTGGTGAAAGAGTTCAACAACCTTTGTTTGGATCTAAATTACATCATATATTATTTGAACAAATTGATGGTGATATAGAAGAAGAAGTAAAAAGTGCAATAGATGATGCAGTGTCAATATGGCTACCTTATATAACTATTGCTGATGTATCAGTTAATCAGGATATGACAAACCCTAATATGATTAGTGTACGAATTAAATTTAGTACAACTTTAGATCCTGAAAATTTAGATACATTGACATTACCTTTTAATACTACCCCAGGTTAGGAGATAGAATATGCCGGTTAAGGATATTAAAAAAGAAGTAAGATATTTAAATAAAGATTTTGCTACATTTCGAAATGATTTAATAGAATTTTCAAAAGTTTATTTTCCAGATACATATAGTGATTTTAATGAATCATCTCCAGGTATGATGTTTATTGAAATGGCTTCTTATGTGGGAGATGTTCTTTCATATTACATAGATAATCAATTTAAAGAATCGTTGTTAGCATATGCTGAAGAAAGAAAAACTATTTATGAAATAGTTCAATCTTTAGGATACAAACCAAAATTATCAGCACCATCAGTTACTAAAGCAGATGTTTTTCAAATAGTACCAGCAACTGGAACAGGAGATGCTGTACAACCTGATATGACTTATGCTTTAACTATTGATGATGGAATGAGAATAGAATCCCAAACAAATAATGTTATATTTAGAACTTTAGATGATGTTAATTTTAAATTTTCTGGTTCTTTTGATCCAATGACAGTTGATATTTATGAAACAAGTACTGTTACTAACTTACCGACTTATTATTTGTTAAAGAAGAAGGCAACATTGGTTAGTGGAAAAATTGCTACAGAATATTTTGATATGGCATCTGCTCAAAAATATTCTAAGATTACTTTAGCAAATTCAAACGTTATGGATATTATAAATGTAACTGATAGTGATAGTAATAAATGGTATGAAGTAGATGTTTTAGCACAAGATACTATATTTGAACAAGCAGAAAATACTACTACATCTGATCCAGATTTAGCACAATATAATGATACTGCTCCGTATTTATTAAAATTAAGAAAAGTAACTCGTCGATTTATATCAAGAATTAATAAAGATAATAAAACTGAATTAAGATTTGGGGCTGGAGTATCGGATAGTCCAGATGAAGAGATTATTCCAAATCCAGATAGTATAGGATCAACTTTACCGGGCGGTGATAATAAATTTGATGCTGCATTTGATCCAACTAATTTTCTTAAAACTAAAACTTATGGTCAGGCACCTTCTAATACTACTTTGAAGGTAGTATATTCTTATGGTGGTAGTGTAAGTGATAATGTTGCAGCAGGTGAAATTAGAAATCTTTCTGAGGTGTCTTTTACTATTGATGAAGGATCATTGGATAGTGCTACTTTATCTACAGTAAAAAGTTCAGTAGCAGTAAATAATCCAGACCCCGCAACAGGTGGAAAGAGTTCAGAGAGTTTAATTGAAATGAAAAATAATGCACTTGCTCATTTTCAAGCACAAGCTCGATGTGTAACTAAGGAAGATTATATTAGTAGAATTTATACATTGCCAGCAAAATTTGGTAATGTTGCAAAAGCATATGTTGTGCAAGATGAACAATTAGAGGCATCTACTGATGCAGTTAAAGAAAAAACTAAAGGTAGTAATTTAGTTAAGAAGGGAGTTATTAAGGAAAATTTAACTCCAGAAGAGGAAGATCAACTTGCTATTAAAGCTGGAAAATCTACTCGGATTCCAAATCCATTAGCACTAAATGCATATCTGTTAGGATATAATGCAAATAAAAAATTGGTTGCTTTAAATTATGCTGTTAAAGAAAATATACAAACTTATCTTGGGCAATTTAGAATGGTAACAGATGCAATTAATTTAAAGGATGCTTGGATTATTAATATTGGTGTTAAATTCAATGTTCTTACTGCTAAGGGATTTAATAAACATGAGATAGTATTGAGATGTATCGAAAAGGTAAAAGATTATTTTAATACTGATAACTGGCAAATTAATCAACCAATTATATTAGCTGATTTAGTTTATCAAATGTCTTTGATTGATGGGGTATCTGCAGTAGTTCCACCAACACAAGATAATCCTAATTCTCTTCCAATAATAATTGAAAATAAATGGAAAAGCGCAGACGGATATTCTGGTAATATTTATGATATAAATGAAGCAACAAAGGATGGGGTTATTTATCCTTCTATGGATCCAAGTTGTTTTGAATTAAAATATCCTGACCTTGATATTCAAGGTAGAGCATTAGGAGATATGTAATGTATTATTTTGAGTACGCAGAAAAAGATACAACTTTATATCAGGGTGAAGCAACCCAAAGTGTTAATACAGGGCTTGATGAAATTCTTGAAATAAGAAAAGATATGAATAGTGCTGGAACAGTTGTTAATGTTACTAGAGCTTTGGTTAAATTTGACTTGGGTTATATATCAGCATCTATTCAAAGAGGTTTAATTCCTACTTCTGCAAATTATTATTTAAATTTATATGATGCTAATCCACAACAGTTAGCAACATCTCAAAGTTTATATGCATACCCAGTAAGTCAGAGTTGGGTTATGGGTCAGGGAACTTATAGTGATGTTCCATTTACAAAGGAAGGTGCAAGTTGGAGATATAGAGATGGAGAGGGTGTTGCAACTCAATGGGTAAGTGGTTCTAATGATTCTGGAGGTACTTGGTATAGTGGTAGTGGATACGAAGCTTCTCAGTCATTAAATATTGATACTATAGATATTAGAATGAAGGTAAATGATATTGTAAATAAGTGGTTATCTGGTACAGTTGCAAATGAAGGATTTATGTTAAAGAGAAGTGGAAGTATTGGTAATACAGATTCTAATGCACCAGAAGGTAGTACAGATAAATTAGGACATTTAAGTTTTTTCTCAAGGGATACTCATACAATATATCCACCAAAATTAGAGGTAGAGTGGGATGATTCAAGTTGGACTACGGGTTCTTTAACACCATTAACTGGATCTGATTTGCAAGATGCAGTAATTTATATGAAGGGGTTAAGGCCAGAATATAAAGAAAATACAAAACATAGATTTAATTTTGTGGGAAGGACTAGATTTCCAAGAAAAATATATTCTACAACATCCCAAAATCTTACAGTAAAGTATTTACCGAGTGGAAGTACAACGGATATAGATGGTACATATTATTCTGTTAGGGATGCCTTTACTGAAGATGTAATTGTTCCATTTGGTACAGGTTCAATTGTTAGTTGTGATTCAAACGGTAATTATTTTAATTTATGGTTGTCATCATTTCAACCAGAAAGAGATTATAGAATTCTTTTTCAAGTGGTGAGCGGAAGTAATACTACAGATGAATTAGATATGATATTTGATGATAGCTGGGAATTTAAAGTGAAGAGATAAAATGCCATATACTAAAGAAGAATTAGATAGTAATGAACATTATCAAGATATAATTTCAGCAAATAGAAGAGCTTATGATGAACAAGTAGAAAGAGAATTTGTGGCTATGAGAGCTACGGGATCTCGTGCAAATTCAACACCTACTTTAAGAAATGAGGATGGTTCTATTATTTTATATGAAGATCCAGATGATGGTGGTGGTTTAAATAGACCAAATCAATTTGTTGCTGTTGAGATGAAACAACCAACAATAAGAAAAAAATTATTGGATAGTGTTGTAGATAGAACTATAAAAGAATTAAGTGTTAATATTGATGAGGGCAGTGGATTAAGTGTCGAAGAATTTTTTACAGAATATGATAGATTAAAAGATGATA